AGGTAACGTCGCATTCTTATCGTACCGAGCCAACCGGATTAAAGACAATGGCACCATGCAGGAACACTATGACATCGCAGACTGGATTTGGAGCCACACACATGCTAAAGAGATCGCAGCTACATCAGTATCAGCAGGAGATTATATCGCGGGCGCAGTCGGTGCCGAACTTGGGTCTGTTTCTACCCCCTGGACTTGGGAAGACGACAACGACTCTCACCATCATTGCGGAGCAGATGCAAGGCAAGACGCTGATCATCGCGCCCAAGCGAGTAGCGGAGACAGTGTGGGACGCGGAGGTCAAGAAGTGGGATCACCTATTCCAGTTACGTGTTGTAAAGGTGATGGGGAATGTTGCCCAACGGCAGGCTGCATTGGACCAAGATGCGGACATCTACCTGATCAACCTTGAGAACGTGGCATGGCTCTGTGGCCTTTCAGACAAGTTAGTATTCACTAACTTAGTGATTGACGAAAGCAGCCGGTTTAAGGATCCCAGCACCAAGCGATTCAAGGCACTTAAGAAGCATTTAAAGGGCTTCCAGAGGCGTCTAATCCTCACGGGTACACCTACCCCTCAGGGCATGCAAGATCTCTGGTCTCAGGTGGGTATATTGGACTTAGGGGCGCGTCTGGAGACTAGCCTGACCAAGTTTCGGGACAAGTACATGGAACCAGATCAAGTTAACCGGCACACGCGGGTAGTTTATTCTTGGCGCTTAAAATCAACTATGAGTTTAGTTATAGAACAAAAAATAAACGACATCTGTTTTTCACTAAAAGCACAGGATTATTTACAATTACCGACGCTAAGTAACATCTACCACCCGATCGCGTTTGATCCACAAGTAAGGAAAAAATATGAGCAACTTAAAAAGGATATGGTCGCTGAAATCGGTAAAGAAAAGATCACAGCTCCAACAGCAGCGGCACTGGCGAACAAGCTGCTCCAATTCACATCGGGCGCCGTTTATTCAGAAGATGGAAAAGCGCATGAAGTGCACCGTGCTAAACTGGAATGTCTTGAGTCGATCATGGAAGAGTCCTCCTCCCCTACGCTTGTCTTCTACCACTTCAAGCACAGTCTGCAAAGGCTTCGGCTTACTTTCCCGGACGCCGTGGTCATGGACGATGACAACATTGCAGCGTGGGGTCGTGGCGAGATTCGTATGCTACTCGCACACCCGCAATCAGGGGGAATCGGGCTTAATCTCCAGTGCAACGTTGGAGAGACAGCACAAACCATCTGGTATGACTTACCGTGGAGCTCAGAGAACTACATCCAGGCCAACGCCAGGATTTACCGCCAAGGGCAAGAAAAACCGGTTATCATACACCACCTGACCATGGTCGGCAGCATCGACGAGCAGGTCGTCAAGGTATTGGACGGAAAAATAAATTTGCAGGATGCCCTGCTAGACGCCCTAAATTTTGTATTATTATAAGCATGGACAATTTTTAGAACATTATGAGAACAAAAACCAAACACAAAGTAAGCGCAGTAGCCCCTAGACTATCGGACGAGGACGTAGATCCGATTGAACAGGACGACATTGATAGCTCATCAATGCAGATTATTGAGGGCTGGCTACCATGGGATCCAGAAGACATAGCGGACATTCGCCGCTTGATCGCCGAAAAGATGCCAGTCAAGCAACAGTTTGTGATTGAGGGTTTTTTAGATGGCCTGTCATACCATGATATGGCAGTAACAGAAAAATATTGGCGCTACCACTTTTCTAAGGGGGTAGAGTTTATAAAAAAGGAGCTAGGCCTATGAGTCATTTTGTTGTGGAGCATGTATATCAAGGCTACCCAATGTTTGAGACAATCACTGGCGTTGAGGAAATTGATCTCAACATGTTTCCAGAGTTTCAGACAATCTGGGTATGCGACAGTTTAGAAGAGGTCACCGCAGTAGAAAACGAACTAAGGAGAAAGCACAATGCACGACGCAGTCAATAAGCCCAAGCACTACCTCAGCCACCCGTCCGGCATTGAGTGCATCACGATCACGGAGCACATGGGGTTTTGTCTTGGTAACGCAGTTAAATACATTTGGCGCGCAGACGAGAAGCACGACGCGGTAGAAGATCTACGCAAGGCCCGGTGGTATATCGATCGCGAGATTGAAAAGAGGGTAAAATGTTAGGGTTTATTTTTGTATCCGTAATGTGTATTGGGACCAGCTGCGACTTTGTCACAAGCACACAGGCCATTACGCAGGAGCACTGCAAGAAAATGAAAACGCAATTTTATTCGTTGCCGTTCAAGCCAGAGGTAACTATCGCCGCGGCGACGTGCGCAGTATTTGATAAAGGAGTTGACGTATGAAGATGCAGATTGATGTACCAGACGAGTTTATAGATCAGCTAGTAGAGCACGAACTAATTCACTCCTACAAGATGGTAAGCAATGAACTTAAGCGGCTCAAAGAAATAAAAAAACCAGCGGCGCACCAGCAAGAAGACATTGTTGATTTAACGAAGTACTTGGAGTCACTTAAGGTTGTGGGTAACTGGTTTGTTTGGCAATTTGAGAAAAAGGTAAAGAAGAAATGAAAAAATATAATCACTTTGATTTAGAAGACGCAATCTACAAGGTATGGCAGACCAGCGATGACGTTGAGCTACTGTTTAAGCATCACGGTGACGCACCAGAACCAATGACAGAAGACGAAGTGGCTAACACATTGCTGGGTATTAAGCAGCTACATGATATGCGATGCCACGCGCTAATGGACATGCTGGCGCGGGTCTTTGAGCTAAACCAGTATTGCACCGATCCAGAGAAGTTAGCAGCAAGAAACGCATTGTTCGGCCATGTCGAAGATATTTTAAATGAACCTAAACCAAAGAAGAAAGGAAGTAAAAAATGAGCAACGACTCAACAATCCCAGCAGTAGATGATTTTGTAGTGACCTTGGAGTTTGCGGTAAAGGAAGTTAATGCACTGCTAAACATCCTGAACACACCCCAACAGGTGCCGGCGACGACGCTGGTGGCGTTTATTAACTTGATCCAGCAGCAGGCAGTCCCACAGGTCCAGCAAGCCCAGGAGAGCTTAGAGGCTGTAGCAAAGGCACAAGATGAACCTAAAGCAACTTCTTAAGCACGCCGGCGTCAGCAACAACATCATCAAGGAAGTAGAGAAAAAGACAGCAAAAACCAGCGCTCAGATGGAGCAGGAGCACCAAGAAAAGGCACTGGCTATGACCAAGATGATCCTCAATGACGCACTGAAGTACCGCAAGGAGCACGGCAGCAACACGCCCCCCTCAGCGCCAAAGAAGACAATTATTGTACCGGACGGCATGTAGGGCGGATTTTACAGCTTTTTTGTATTATTATATATAGGACACGTCGGGAGACGCTCCTTGCAGGTGGCTTAAAACGTCACTTCGCCTTTGGTGCCTAAGTACACGGCACGGACAGCCCGGAAAGACGGGCACCTTCACACACATCACACAGGAGATTTACCATGAACCCATTTGAATTACGCTATTCCGTATTCCAAACTGCTAAAGACTTTTTAGAGCAGCAGTACAAGGCCAACCTAGCCGCGTTTGACGCACTAGATAAGGCAGCCAAAAACGCCGCCGAATTGGCACCTAAGTTCCCAACCGTGGAAGAGGTAATCGAGAAGGCAGTAGAGATTAACAAATTTGTTAGCGACGCCAACGAGCGCGAGCTAACCCGTGTCGTTAAACGTGTTAACGGTATTGGCATTACATTTTAAGTTTTTGAGACTAGGCAAGGTGTGACCGGAGGCATCGGCACTTAATATCACCAGACCCACAGGTATCCAACCCCAAGATTGGGATCTCCTGCCTAGTACCAATCAGTTTGAAGATTGCCAACATAGAATCGGTCAGTCAGCGCAGGCAAGATGGGCAATGCAGTGGCCACCAACCCATTTCCGGCTGTTAAACCCGATGAGTTGAGTTGGGTAGCTCCCAGCAGCAGTCTTCAATCTGATTGGTACCAATAACAAAGTAAATTTACAACAAATAAGAAAGTAAATAATGGCAACTAAACCCGGATTATACGCCAATATCAAAGCTAAACAAGACCGTATCAAGGCCGGCAGCGGCGAGAAGATGCGCAAGCCAGGTGCCGCTGGTGCACCCACAAAGGACGCGTTTGTGCAGTCCGCTAAGACAGCTAAGCCCCCAAAGAAAAAATAATGGCAACTACAAAGAAAGCCCCATCGCTTGCAATTGGTCGTGGCGAAAAGCTACCAGCCTCCAAAGGTGCCGGCCTGACTGCCAAGGGTCGCGCTAAGTACAACGCGGCCACCGGATCAAATCTTAAGGCGCCCCAGCCAGAAGGTGGCGCGCGTAAGGACTCATTCTGCGCTCGCATGAGCGGCGTCAAGGGTCCGATGAAGGACGAGAATGGCAAGCCAACCCGTAAAGCAGCAGCTCTAAAAAGGTGGAAGTGTGGCAGCTAAGAAATTTAAGTTTACCCCAGACATGGCCAAGACTATTTTAGATCTTGGTATGCAGGGCGCGTCCCAAAAATCCATGTATGCCGCGATTAACATTAGCAAGGCCACGGCAGCTAAGTGCAAACAAGAAGATCCATTCTTTGCCGAGACCATGGACATGGCCACCACGTACGGCCAGTCGTTTTGGGAGATGATGTTACTCGCAAACATCGACAACAAGGCCTTTAACAGCCGCGTGGCTGAGATTGCGCTGCGTGGTCAATACCCAGACGACTACAAGGACAATCGCGAGGTTAAGGCTACGGTAAAACAAGAGGTTACGATTGATTTTAATAAAGAGATAGGTGATTTGATTACCGCCCTAAAAACCTAACTATTTATTTTTGCAGTAAATCCCAAAAAAGCGAGCATAAATTGCTCGCTTTTTGCATTATTATATATACGATTAAACAGACTAAAAAGGCTAAAATGACCGCACATGCACTCCTTAGTGCCTCTGGCTCTAAACGGTGGCTATCCTGCACCCCAAGCGCCAAACTAGAGGCAACCCTCCCAGAACAAAAACGTGGCCCAGGAGCATTTGACTTTAGTCAAGAAGGCACAACGGCCCACTCACTGGCAGAGGCTAAATTAAGATACCATTTTGGACAAATTGGAACAGAGGAGTATGAAAATGAAGTTACCACAATCAAAGCAACACCCTACTACAACGACGATTTCGAGGCTCACGTCGATAGTTACGTTCTATACGTCCGTAGCCAAATCGGTGAGGGCGATACCCCACTATTTGAACAGCGCGTGGATTTCAGCGACTGGGTACCTGACGGATTTGGTACTGCGGATGTCGTTATACTTTCAAAGCATTCAATCAGAGTCATCGACCTCAAGTTTGGAAAAGGCATCCCCGTCTCGGCGCAAGACAACACGCAGCTCAGACTCTACGCCCTCGGTGCATACAGCAAGTTCAAAGAAGAGTACCCAGAGCTCAAAGAAGTCAGCTACACAATCCACCAGCCGCGCCTCGACTCAATCAGCACCGACGGAACGACCATCGCCAAGCTCGTCGACTGGGCAAACTACTTCGTCAAGCCAAAAGCCAAGAAGGCGTGGAGCGGCGCAGGCGAGTTCCTTCCCGGCGACTGGTGCGGCTTCTGCCGCGCAAAAGCGCAGTGCCGCGCCCGGTCGGATTACAACACAGAAATCGCCCGCCAAGAGTTCAAAAGCCCAGCCCTC